GAATCCTAATTTGTCCCATTTGTTGATTGTGTCTTCTTTGATAACTTTAAGGTGCTTAAGACCGATGTTACCTACAAGACCTGATTCTAATAATGCTCCCATTTTTAGTATTTTGTTTTGTTTGTTTATTTGTTTATTTAATTACCCAATTTTACTCATCAAATCTTTCATTCTTAAGAACTGAGGATTCTCATAAGTTTTTGATTCAATTAGGGTAGTTGACGAACCTGTAGAAACACCTTTGTTTAATTTAGTTTCTACTGATTCGTTAATTGGTGTACTTTCAGTTTTAGACAATTCGTCTTTAATCGACCTGTAAAGATTTTTAGATTCTTTCAAAGTATCTACATTATCAAATCTTCTAAGAATGTTAATTTTTTCTTTTTTAGTGGTCGAATGTTCAGTGAATAATCTTGTAGCATATGCCAAGTTTGAATTGAAGATAGCAACTTCATTAAGTTTTTCTCTGAAAACATTTAATGCTTTTCTGTATTCTTCATTTTTCTCTCTTAACGTTGCAACTTCTGATTCTGAGGATTCAACTTTTACTCCGTTTTTACCATAAACATAATTTCTGTTGTTAGTAATTCCTTTTCTAAGTCCTCTTCCTTCTTTTGAACCCATTCCATAAGTTCTAGCTGCTTCTTTAGTTTCTTCCTTTTCGAAAGCTTTTCTTTTTAGAGTATCACCTTTTTTGGTTGTAAAATCTTCTTTACCTGGCATGGTTTTAGATTTATCACCTTTGTTCATTCCGTGAGCACCCTCTTTTGTTTCAGCCTTAACAACTTTGGATTTTTGTTCCATATTTTCGCCTTTCTTGTATTCGAATTTTGGTTTACCAGTACCAACTGATTTTGGTCCTTCTTTCTTCTTCTCATCGAATCCGCCTTTAGCTTTATCTTTGTAAGTAAATTTAGGTCCAGACCCAATTCCAACACCTTTAGGTTTTACTGTCGATTTTGCCTCTCTAACAGCTCTTCTATGGTTGTAAGATTCGTCCAAATCTTCTTCTTCCATCATGTCTTCGTCTTCTTCTTCCATCATGTCCTCATCATCTGATTCCATCATGTCTTCGTCTTCTTCTTCCATCATGTCTTCGTCTTCTTCCATCATCTCGTCATCTCCTTCGTACATTTCTTCTTCTTCGTCGAATTCAATTTCGTACATAACTTCTTCTTCTTGGTCCATGTCAAAATCTTCAACATCTCCGTCTTTTGAGAAAATAGCATTGATTACATCTTCTGTATCAACATCCATGTCATCCATTTCTTCTAAATCCATCATTTCATCTATTTCTTCCTCGGACTCACCAAGCTTAACTAAATATTCTGAGTCAGTGCCAGTATCGCTTAAGTGAATATCTTCACCGTCTTTTTTAACGATGATACCATCTTCTTCACCCATAGCCTTGAACACCTTAAGAATTTCTTCGTCTGAAGCATCAGTCAAATCTATTGGACTTTCTTCTGAATCCATATCCATGTCCATATCAAATTCCATGTCCATTTCCATATCATCATCATTATCAACAGGCATATCGGTATCGATATCTGTATCTAATTCAATCTCATCTTCCATATCTTGCTCTGACAGAGATTCTTTTACTAATTGGTTGATTTCTTCCTTCATAGTAGAAGCAAGTATTCCTTTTGCATTCTGGGCGATTGCTTGTTCAACATTTCTCATTTGAATTAACGCCTCTTGTACTAAGTTTTTATTTTCTTGCATAGAAAAAAATTGTTTAATTTATCATATAAATAGTACCAAAACTAAAAAAATTCATTTTACAATATCCACAAAACAAAAAAAGTGGTCGATTGACCACTTTGTTTGTTTCAGTTTGATTATTGATTACTCAATTACTTCGTCGATTTTACTTTCAGATACGGCAGTAATTCTCCAATCATGAGTAAATCCTTCGTATTTTTTAGTCACTTTAGCTTCCACATCTGTGACAGAGTAACCTTTAACAAGTTTCTCTTCTCTAACTTTTTTAATCTTACCTGTGTTTTCATCAGGGAAATCATACTGAATTTTTGCTACAAAATATTTTTCTTCCATAATTTTATTTTCCTAAAAAATCGTCTAATTTTCTCATTAAGTCAACCGACTTTCCAACATAGTCGTTATTTTGTTTAGATTTTATTTCTTCCTCTAAATTTTCTTCATACTTACTTCTTTCATCTGGATTCGTAAAAAGATATGCTCCTGGAGTTGATGGTGATGATACCAAATCAAAACATATCAATTCAAAGTCATCTTGTACTTCATTTCTTTCACCAACTTTTTTTAATGACCCAACACCTCTTGATGAAATACCTAATGTTACTCCTTGTCTCATTAAGTTAGCCGCTTGGTCTCCTTTAGTTGAAACTATACCTCTTTCATGAAACCCTGGAGATGTCAATAATTTGAGTTTTCCCATTAGTATATTTTTATCCCACCATATGTCCGTGATGATGTGAGATACTCTGTCTAAGTCTATCAATGACGACTCAGGGTGGTTTAATTCTGATGTGGATAAACCCTTAGATATTGCTTGCTTATATCTTTCAGATTCTCTTTTCAAAATCCTTTCAGGATACGTTCTTCCATTTCTATTTGGTGTGTCGTATTTTTGAAGAACTGCATAAAATTCAAATGGATTTCTATAATCTAAATTGGCGGCTTCTTTCAAAACGTCAATATTTTGAGTATCTTTCGGAGAAACCCAACCCGCATCCATTTCAATCAATATACCGTGGCCAAGCTCGCTAGCTTCTAAAATTCTTAAATTTTTCATCTAATCTTTTAAGATAAATATACGGATTTGAATAGTTTGTTAGATTTCGCCTTTTTTAGAAATCGAAAAATCAAAGTATTTGTTTTGAATCACGTTATTTTTATAGATTGATTTAACAATATTTTTTATGGATTCTTTGAGTTCATCACACTTAAAATCCATATCACGTTGGGTATACAGATTGATTTCCAAATTAAAAAATGATTTTTTTCCTTTTGATATCCCACTTGTTCGAAGGTCCAAATCGACAATATTTTTTTCTTGAAAAATTTTACAATCTATTGATTCATAAACGGAATTTTTTATTTCTCGTCCCAATCCTGAGACAACTCGGTTCCAATTATCTAACTCTTCTTTTGGTGTAACCCATGATTGAATGTTTATGTAAACTGATTTTAAGTTTTTGGAATCTACTGTCCCATACTGTGACTTTATGGGATTGAACAGGTTAAGTTTGACACTTTTTCCTTTTTTCATTAATAATGGTATTATGTATGTTTATTAATGAAATTATATACAATATATGTATGATTGTCAAAATTTTTTTATATTTGTGGATATTTCTAATATATGATAATAATAAAAATCACTCAGAGTAATCCTCTTGAGAAGGCTCTCAAGACTCTAAAGTCAAAAGTAATTAAAACAAAACAAAATCAGATTCTATTTGATAAAAAGCAGTATACAAAAAAATCTGTACTTAGAAGAGCACAGATTCTGAAGGCAAAATATATTCAAGGTCTCAAAGACCAATCAAATTGATTCTTCCAAATTTTTTAACTTCAAAAAGTTTAATTGGTCGAATTTTTCAGATTTAATTTTGTCAATCGTTTCTAAAATTTTTGTTTTGATATCCTGTGAATCTTCATTATCTTGAAGTGCCGTTAATTTGGATATCGTACTTTCTCTTAGGGTTTCAAATTTTGTTTCCAAAGTTTTGGTATCTTCAGAAACTATTTGAAAAAATTCTTTTTTGGAATTTTCGTCCAAATTAAGTATGTAATTATTAATGGTTTGATTCGCAACCGCAACCATAGAACTAATTGGAATATTTATATTTTCTTTAATAGATTCTTTTGTAGACGTAATAACCTTCAAAATATTTTTCTTTGCATTAACTCTTTCAAGTAAATCTACTCCTTGGGTATAAACTAAGGTGTCAATATCGGAATAATTATTTTCAGTTTTTTCGGAAAGTGTGATTGGAAGTTTAATACTTGACAAAACTTTGTTTAGTAAATTAATCCCTTCTTCAATAAAATATTTTGCATCTTGTTCACTTAACCCTTGGGGTGAACTTAGTTGATCATATATTGCGTATGCTTTAGACATAGCTTTATTATTCAAAACGTTGTGTTTGAATTCTCGCAAAGTCTTCTTGAATTCCATTTCATTTTTGTAGGATTCCAAGAGATTTTTTTCAATTAGGGATTTTACTGTTCCGAAGGTCATTGTGTCTTTTTCAAATAAATATTATGAATTTAATAACTTATCTAACTCTTTTGAAATTTCTCCCAAAGAATCTTGTGCCTGACCCAAATTTATTATCTGTGAACCTTCGATTAAATTGTTTTCCACTAAAATATTGAGGTCTTTTTTCCTTGATTCCGGTGTTACTTCAGCTGGTGGAGCTTCTTCGGCACCACCTGCCGGTGGTAATTCAGGTTCAGTAGTCTCACCTCCTCCACCGAATGATGGTGGTGGTCCCAATTCTTCTCCACCGTCCGTAGTTGTTTCGGCACCAGCAGTCGGAGTTGCACCTGTTTGACTACCATACAATTTGTCAATATTATCAAACAAACCTGTTTTGGTTATCACAGTTGGAGTTGCTTTAAGTTCTTCACCAACTGCTCTTTCGATTCTTTGTTGTTGTAGGTCTAAACGAACTTCGTCATCAGACCAACCAAATATATGTTTTTTAGCCCAAGTAGATGAAGTTGCCTGTATTCCATTTCCTGGATCAGAAACCAAATCTTTGTACAATAATACTTTTTCTTTCCAAACATCAATCTTTAACAAATCCGCTTGAGTTGATGGGTTTGTTAATCCGAGTGTAAAATTGGATAATTCATCTTCAAATCCTAATAAAAATAAATGTACTATGGCAATTTTATTAAGTTCTGCCAACATACTTTTTTGGATTCTATTAATTGTACGAGCAAATCTAATGTCTTGTAATGCCAAGTTTTTTCCGTCACCAACAACTTCTTCAAATCCCAAGAATGCTTTTGGTACTCGTAATGCCGTTAATAATTTCTTTTGAATATATTCAATATCGGCAATTTCAGACAAGTTAGTAGCACCAGGTAATGTAGTAATCGGATCTGGCGCTGCTGGGTCACGAACAGGAATAAAATAATCTTGGTCAACAGCCATTTGGTTGAATCTCATATCAACATTACCTGTCTTACTATCCACAACTTGTTCTCTTTTGAACTTGTTTGCAACTCGTTGTACGTATGCTTCAACATCGTCATCATTCATGTTTCCAACAAACACTTTGAACATTCTTCTTTCGGGTGCTCTTGACGTACGGTAAATCAACATCGCATCTTCGGAAAGTAAAAGTTGTTTCCAAATACGTCTAGCTTTTTCCAACATAGATGTTCCGTATGGAAGTTTTCTGTCATCACCTAATAATCTGAAGTGAGCAATTTCCCATGACTGAAATTCCATATTTTTATTCTTCCAAGTGAAGTGTAAGGCTTTTCTGTCTTTATCAACTTCATTTTTAACATCGACAGATATTTTACCACTCGCACCAACTTCATGTCGTTCAATTTCTATGGTTGGTAATTGTTGACATCCAACAATCCCTTTCTCAGGGTCTAACTTTAGATACACGAAATTGTCACCATATTTACAGGTGTTCCGTGTCCACATTGGTAGGTTGGTGTTAACATCTAAAGCGTTGTTAAACAAATCAGCTAATACCCCTTTTATTCTTTTTGATTCAGAATAAATTTGTAGAATAAATCCATCTTCATTTGTTGTGGTGGATTCTTCGGCATAAATGTCTAATGCTGCAGAAATCTCAGGAGTATATTCCATCGACTCATAATCGTATTGAGCAGATAACCTTGTTGGTTCATAGTAAATCGCCTGTGAATAAAGGTTGTTTTCTACCTTCGACCATTGATTGGTGAGGTAATATGTTTGTTGTGCTTGGAGTTTTTCTTTTTCGTATTCTTCTCTACTTTTGGTTCGCAGAAGTTCCTTTTTATCAAACTTGAATGTCGGATAGTCTTGATTGAGAAGTGAATTAGGTCCAAATGTTTGTGACAATCTTTGCCAAACTGTCATATTTTGTTCTGCCATACGTAATTTTACTATTTACCCTGATAATATAAATAGTTATTT